CATTCCTTTTTCTTGTGCTTTTTTAATAACAGAAAGGGTAAAGTCAGAAAGAGTATCTTTTGTTGGTTGATCTCTTAGTTTGTCTGTTAGAACATCAAGACGTAATTGTTGCTGTTTTGTTCTTTGGTCTTGTGGAATCAAAGATAGTTGTTCATATTCTTTTAATTGTTTGTCAAATTCAGAATCATCATCGCCTAAAGCAGAATATAACTCTAGACCTTGTAAGGCTCTTGAAAGATCAGATGCTTTTTGTTCTTGGACTCCACCAGCAGCACCCATGAGTCCAGCACCAATAGCTTGACCGAATGTTGTTGGTGTTGTTGTATATCCTGTATAAGGTTGGAGTTGTTTCATTGCTCCTAATAAACCAGCTTGTAATGGTGTTTGTGTGGGAGCAAGTAAACCTTGAATATTACCAGCACCACCTAATCTACCTAAAGATTCTTGTAACAGTGCACTTCTAATTGCATCTACACTCATTGTAGCCATTATAACGCTCCTAATAATCCGCCACCAATAGCACCAGCCATTGGGCCTAAACCTGGTATTAAACTACCTAAGTAACCACCACCCATTGCACCACTTAATAAGTTAGCACCTAAGTTTCTGTAAATAGGTTGTTGTGATACTGTTTGTTGAGATGTAGGAGCACCAATCGATGCTAAGTATTCTCTTAGTTTAGTGTATGGTTTTTGTTGTTCAAATTGGAATCTTTGCATTGCATCAGCTAGTTTAGCTTCTTCTAATGCTTCACGTTGTTGACCGACTTGTGCTAGTTGACCAATATCTGCATAATCTAATGCAGCTAACTGAGGTGCTAGTTGAGCAGCTTGTAATTGTCTTTGTCTTTCTTGTTCATAAGCACCGCCATAAATTTGTGATGCAATATCGCCCATTCTTCGACCAGCAGTCTCTGCCATTGCAGCAGATCCATAACGACCACCTTTAGCAAACATCGAACCTAATTGACTTTGGACATCACCTGCGGCTCTTTGAAATGTTTGTTGTAGATAGGGATTAGTAGCTGGATTTAAGTATTGACCAGATAAAATATTTTGAATCTCTTTTTGGGATGAACCAAGTAATGGACTACCCGCTAATGCTCTTTGTTCTTGTAATCGTAATGCAGCTTCTGTTTGACCAGAAAAAGGGGTATAAGTAGCCTGTGGAAAGTATTGAGGTACATCTGATTGATATAACTGTTGTGCTTGTCCTAATGCTTCTTCGTAATATGGTTTAACAAACTCCGAAGGTTCGGCTGTTACTGTCGTTGCTTGTTGTGTTGGTTGTGATCCTTTACTCATTTTAGTTCCTTTACAAAATATACTGCTTGAGGTTCATAATCTCTCAAAACTTTTGTCCATCCTTTCCTTCCAACAATCTCTAATCGTTGGCAGTTGTTTCTTTTGGCCCAATCTTCGACTTTACTTGTCACTAGGTCTAGCCATGATTCCATATTAGAGCCACCAGCTAAAACCCAACGCAATACCCTCAGTTGAGGATAATCGCAAACCTCAGTAACAAAAGATGCTTCTATTCCGTCATTCCAACTAATCCATAGTTGCATCCTATTTTGCTTTATATACTCAAGTATATCATAACTAGAGTATGATCCGTCTAAGGCTTTTTCTATTTGAGGTTTAACTTGTGACCAAATAAACTCTAAATCTTCTACAGGTACTTGTGTTATTACCCTACCCAATGATGACATATCTGTATAATACGTTCTTGGTGTGGTTTCGATGACCAACATCAAACTCACCACTTCTTGTAGCGGCTAACCACATGTGAGGTATTTCTCCAGCAGCATCAACTGTCATTGGTACAAATAAAACAACACTATTACCACCACAACGGGCATCAATAACAGTCTTTAAAGTTTTAGTTCCGTCAGTATCAAATGATCCTGTGCTATTTAATTTACCATCAATCGTGTTATTTAAAGCACTAGAGATTAATCGTAAATGTTGTCCATGATCGGGTATCGAGAGGGGTACATTAAGAAACTGATTATCAGCCATTATCTTTTACCTTCAGGCATTGCTTCAATATCCACACCACTGAGTGTATCAAAGTTTCCATTAACTGTCACTCTCAGTCGATGATAACGACTGTTTGTTCTTAAAGGACAATCTCCACTATCTCTAACTGTCACCGCAGTTCCTTCTGTAGAAGCATCAATTTGAGATGCTCGACTAAAGGGTGTTACTGTAACTGTAGTGCTTTCACCATTAGCATCGACAATAGGTCGTGCATTAATAATAGTAGAACGTCTGCCTTGTACACCTTCAAACTCTGTTGTATCAACAGTCGCAGATAAACTACCACCTAAGAATTTACCAAACTTATTGTTGCTATCAAATCCCGCTAGACCAATAACTCCTTCACCATAGAAGTAAGAATCTAGTGATCTAGGTAATCCATCTAAATCACCTAACACATCTAAAGATTCTAAAGTGTTAAAGGCTTCTTGAGAAGCAGAACTAATAAACTGTAAGTCTTGTCCAGATCCTGTTGACCATTTATCGACAGCATAATTATAAATAAGAAACTTGTTGTTGATTGTACCACCACCTGTCGCACCACTACCACGATAAGACCAAATAACAATCGAGTTGTTAGGATCGACAGCAGAAGTAATACCTTCGAAGTTAGAAGTAATATCATCAAAGAAAAATTCATTAACACGACCAGCACCAATAGGTGTTAATTGTTGTCCACCTGTTAGTTTATAAAAACCATCTTGGGCTAGGAAGAATATTGTATTACCAAAAGAAGCAATCGCTTTAGGAGCAAATGCACCAATGTTATCTGCAATCTTATTGAAAGTGAAGATTAAAGGAGTACCTACGTATTCAACACGATAGATAGCTCTTTCCATAAAGACGACACCTGAACTTTCACCACCGACAATTCCTTGTACAGAACCATGAGTACCCACAATGTCTTGATAACCTGATTGAGTTGTTTGACTTGGTGTCCAGTCAGTCGCATCGTTTAAGGCTGACCATTTAACTCGTTGATTATAAACAGTAGAACTTTCTTCTGTATAACCAGCAAAAACAAAATCTCTAATCACTGCTAAGTATTTAGCCTTAACAGCAACTAAATCAGCAAAAGCAGTATCTACTCCTTCATCAAACTTTTGTAAGTTGTCAGCAAAGTTAGCAGCAATAATTTTGTTGCCAAATTGAGTAAATGTCCAAAAGTCTTTTGAACCTTCTGTTGTAGAGTTGTTATATCCACCAACAATAGACTTATCTTGAAAGTCGCCATTGTTATCCATTTGGTATAACTTTGTCGTATCACCTGCATAGTTAGTTGATCCACTCGCACCAAAAGAAGTAAATAAACCTAAAGGCTGAGAAGTTAGAGCAACATCGCTGAGTTGCACAAAAGAAGGAAATGATTTATACCCTTTAGCTAGAGGAATAACATTATCGATCTTTAACGAACCAGGATTTTGATATCTTGGTAAATCAGCTTGTAGGTTTCCAAATTCAATCATGGAGTTGCTGTATCAGTGCTCATTGCAAAGGCAGTACGCCCAGCATATCTTCCTTTTTCATCGTCTTGGTTAGCAGCATTAATAGATTCGTTATAAAGACTTAACCATGTTACTAATCGTTCATCGTTCATTATATAAGGTTGAGATTCGACTAATGATCCATAAAGATAAATTTGAGGATAATGAGTTAATAAAAAGTTAGTTGTGTTCGAATCTGATAAGGCGGGAATCTTTTGGAAGTAAGTTATTTTAACACTGTAAGTAGAATCGGGAATAGGAGCAAGTTTAATTGTATCTCCAATAATTGTATAAAGTTGTGGAGTACCCGAACTATCCGTTAAATTATTTAATTCAATCTCATTAGGATTAACATATTCTAAAACAACATTAGGATTACCATCAACATAGAGTTGGACTATTTCCAAAAAGTCTGTTGGTAGGTTTAATGTAGCAGTGCCACTTACACAAGTTAAAGTTGTAGTAGTTTGCATTTTTCTTAATCGTAGATTTCTATTTAATTTAGACTCTGCTAAAGTAATAAAATCTGGAATGACTCCTGTTAAGTCAGAACGATTTAAGTAATTTGCAATACTTGTTTTAAGTTGACTGAATGTTGTTAATGCCATTATTAATCTCCTAGTAATCCTTTTGTAAATTTAAATAGTTTATCTTTTAAAGAATCAAAAACAGTTTTACCTGTGATATAATCTTTATTTTTTTCATCAATCATTCTTTTTGCTTGAGATTCTAATGATTCTAATTTGTTTCCAAGTAAACCCATTTTATCTGACTTTAATCCCTCTGACATTTCTATATATTTTTTCATCAAAGGTTTAATTTCTTTAGGTGCTTCATTATATCTTAATATACTAAGTATATTGTCTTGATATTGGTTAGAATAATCTTTATTTAATTTATCCATAACCCCCCTATGAAAAAACTCTTCAAACATAGTTCCATAAAGATATTCATTAGACTGCATATAATCTCTTAATTTAATATAATCCTCTTTTGACATATCATTCATTTTAGCAGCATTACCAACTGGATCTTTACTTCCTTGTTCTCTAAAAAGTCTTTCTGGTCTTAAAAAAAGATTTTTATCAAGAGGGTTAACATAAGCATATCCACCTTTCTCAAAACCTCTTTTTTCTCCTTCTTCTTTGACTATATCTCTACCTTCAAAATTTCTTTCTTTATAATTTTCTGGTAAATAAGAACCTGCAAAAGTACTCTTGGTAATATTAAATTCTTTACCTTTTTCATTTAACAAATTTTCGTTTAACAAATTTTGTATTAACCTATTTGGATCATAACCAAGTGCAAATACATTAGATTTTTTTAATGCCTCTTCTATAAATGGATTTTCCATACCTAATTTTTCCATAGCTCTAAAACTCATAGCTGGTTGGGTGGGTATTAAGTCTGCCATTAGATTTTCTTATCTGTTACCTTTAAATATTTATTGTCTGGATCATTTAAGAAACGAGAAAAAGCTACACGATCTTGAACTTTACCTGTCTTAGAGATAATCCCTGTTTTTTGCATATTATAAAATACTGTTAAAGGAATACTCGCAACATACTTAAAATCTTTATGTTTGTTGATGTCGTGTTTTTGTAATTCCTTATTACGATCTATAATCGGTTTTGCATCAATCTTATCCTCGATGTAATATTTATCCGCAGCTTCATCAATATAGAAGTTGGTTTCAATCACATCACCAGGATTCGATAGTTTTAATTTTTTAGCCATTGATTGCTTTGTTAATCATATCTTGAATAGCGTCTTTTTGATTACCTTTAGTTTTCATCATCTTATTAGCTTTAGGCATATCTCTTTTGCTAATCTTGGCTTTACCGCCAGTGTGTGGGCCATCTTGCATTACAGCAGATTTCTTCGAACCTTTTTTGTAAGATGCACCTTTATCAAATACTTTCATTGTTGCTCCTTTGTTTTTAGTAGGGTGGGGGAAAATCCCCCTACCCTTTGATTATACTATATAACTTATGAAGTTGTACAGTCAGCTACAAGTCCAGAAGAGTCAGCGTTTCTAGCAACAAGAGTGTACTCAGCTAAGAGTAGTCTCTTATCGTTATCACCAGCAGATGCTAATTCTTTAGTTTGGAATGGGCGTAAGAACGCACACTCAAACATATCGCTCTGTAGAACGAAAGCATCTCTTTCTCTTTGGAATCGGTTAGGCACTACACTTAACTCACCAAAGTCTGATACATAAATATCAGCAGTAGCAACGATAGTTCTATCTTCCACGTTCTTGTACTTAGTAGCAGAACCTGTGAAGCCTGAGAACTTCTGTTTGTTGAATGGGCCAACCATAATCATATCTGGATCGCCACCATCTTGGTAACACTCTAGGATAACTGCTTTTAAGTTATCTTCTGAGAAAGCTACCAATAAGTCAGAGTCAGTAGCAGTATCAGATCCGTCACCAGTTGGATCAGCACCAGCTGTTGATGTACCAGCAGAACGTACTGCGTTAGTTAACCATGAAGGTAAACCAGCAAGAGTTCTTGCAGTTGAACCAGTACCAGCAGAAGCAGCTTGGTTGTTAGTTAAGACTTTTTCCATGTCTCTTTTTAACTCTTTACCCATCTTTGCTAGTTGGTATGCTAGTTCGTCATTTCGACCTGCTGAGTTAACAGCACTGTTTGTTCCAGATACAACAACTGTCTTTCTTGAAATCTGACAGTAGTTTTGTACTCTGGTTGTAGCAGCTCTTGAATCAAAAGTGCCAACATCATCACCCTCAACTTGAGAGTTTAGTGCAGCAGCAGCTAGTGAATCTTTCTGCCATTCGTGTTTTACTTGATCCGCAGTTCCTTTAGCAATGTTAGTCATAAAAGGAGTCTCAGTAGGACTGATTGAATAAATTACATCCTCGAGATCTTCTCTTATACCAACTCTGTTATGGGCGGACACTGTATTTGTAGGTACAGCCATTTTAGTCTCCTTTATTTAGTTGTTTATAAGAATTGCTTTAAAACATTAGCAGCATCTCTCATCGATCCTGTTTGTTTTAAGCGAGATTTTAACGACTTGGCTTGTTGACTGTCTTTGTTGATTGTCTTTTGTGTTCCGCTACGTACCATCTTCGGTACAGGTTTAGACTGTTTCGCAGAGATTTTTGAGTTCATCATCTTATCATAAAGCATTGCTTTTTTGGCAATCACGAATGATCGATGATCTACCATCATGTTCAACTCTTGATCTGAGTAGCCTTCTTTTTTAAGATAACTCGTCATGTCTTTGCGTAGGCCTTCACCTTTAACAGGATCAACATACTCGGGCTCTTTTTCAGCAAGGAGTCTTTTTTGTTGTTCCAAGTATTGATTAAATACTTTGGTCTGCTCTTGCTGTTGCTCTACTAAAGCACGTTGACGTTCTGCCTTAATGGTTTCTAACGCTTTGGATTTATTCTCAACTTCAATCTTTTTGCGATGATATTCATCGGGATCAGTTTCATATAACTTTGCCCAATCAATGTTCGCATCAGGTTTCATTGAGTTTTCAATCTCACTTAGACGTGTCGCATAGTCTTGTCGTAATTTTGCCACCGCATCAGACTCGGACTTCGCTCTGTTGACTTCCTCTTCTAAGAGTCGTCTTTCATCAGCTAGTTCCATTGTCTTTCTTCGATAGTCTGCATCTCGTTGATAACCAGACAT